TGAAGTGGTATATGTCTCACGAGCGCGTTTCTCTGGCCATGATGTGTGAGAAGGATGACACTGTGGGTAAGTACGATTGGGCCATCAAGACGCTACGGGGCGCACCACAGAAGGCAGACATTGAGGACATTGAGGATGTTGAGCCGTTGGACGTAAAGAACACACAAGGGAGAGAGTAATGAACAAACAGATTCTATTCTCGGTTACCGCAAGCGATTGTCGATGGTCATACACTAAGGGCAGGGGTGCTGGCGGACAGAAGAAAAACAAAACATCGTCCGCCGTTCATTGCTTCCATGATGCATCTGGAGCACACGGATACTGTGAGGCCAGTCGCAGTCAGCACGAGAACAAGCGCGATGCATTCATCAAGATGTATGAGACCAAAGAGTTCAAGACTTGGCACCGCATGGAGACAATGCGTCGTAACGGAGCGATGGCGGTCATTGATGCCTATGTTGACAGGGAGATGCGGAGAGTCAAGGTAGAGTATCGAGTCGATGGTGTTTGGGTGCCAGAGTGTGAGCATTCACTTGCATTGTAACCCAATATGTGCTATAATCCCACCTCAATCCAGATGTTGAACTCTGCTAAATCGTAACCCACTATGCCAATTCAATTTTCAGGGGGAGAACTTGACCCTCACAACATAAGCCAAGACACAGTTGACAGCCTTCCAGATGACGTGAAGGCTGTTGTCATTGCTGCCCAGTTGAAGCGCCAGCAGGTAATCGACGCACTGGGTAGCGGAGTCAAGAAGGCGATCGACGAGAACATACGCTTCCGCGCTCAGTCAGGTATCGAGACCGAGTGGACAGAAGACGAAGAGTTCTATGAAGGCGTGGACGATGCCAACCGCGGTGAGAGCAAGTACATCAAACCAAACCACCCGAGCGGTGTCCTGACGCAGAAGAGGGTCAAGAACAAGAAGAGCGGCTCAACCGTGTTCTTCAACATCACCAGACAGTACGTTGACAATGCTGCCGCATCGGTATCAGAGATGGGCAACCCGACGAATGACCGCAACTTTGAACTGAAAGCAAACCCGGTTCCGGATATTGCCAAGCACGAAGACAACCAGACACCACATCCGGCCACTGACGCACAGGGCCAGCCCGTAGCAGCCACCGTTGGAGACTTCGCACAGCAGGCACAGGATGCTGCCCAAGCTAAGGCCGAAGCTGCGCAAGAGCAGATTGACACATGGCTCATCAAATGCCAATGGCATGCCCAGCTGCGCGAGTGCGTAACTGCTGCAGCCAAGATTGGTTCTGGCGCAATGCGTGGACCGCTGCCGACAATCTACAAAGGCAAGAAGGCTGTCCAAAGCACAGACGAAAGCGGCAAGACCACCACCGGACTCGAAGTAGAGATTGAAACCGTTCCGTCATCCAAGGCGGTGAGCGTGTGGAATCTCTTCCCATCACCAGACTGCGGCAACGACATCCAGAGCGGCTCCAACTTTATCGAGCGGGATTTCACGAACGCACGTGGACTGCGCGACATGAAGTTGCTGGACGGATACATCGCAACACAGATTGACAAGGTGCTTGATGAAGGCCCCAGCAAGGAAGTCAAGAACAAGCGCACCAATAACAACGTGGCTGAAGACAGCGAGCAGTACACGCTGTGGTACTACTACGGCCAGCTGACACGAGACCAGATTGAGGCCATGAGTGTGGCCGACACACTGAAGAAAAGCAGCGAAGCAGACGACATCAAGGCGCTGAAGCGTATCGAGATGCTGGAGGCATGCCCGTGCATTGTCACCATGGTCAATGACATACCAATCCGCGCATCCCTCAACCCGCTCGACACCGGTGAGTATCCGTATGACATCTGGTGCTGGGAAAAACGCGAAGACTCGCCATGGGGACGCGGCATATCTCGCATCATGCGCACAGCCCAGCGCGTCACTACTGCGGCACTGCGCAACCTGATGGACAACGCGGCATTGTCGGGTGGCGTGCAGATTGGTATCAAGAAGGGCTCAGTCAAGCCAATGGGTGGTGGTGACTGGAAGCTGTCGAGCGTTGGCTTCTGGGAGATGACGGACGAGGACGCCCGTGGCATTCAAGACGTGCTGTCGTTCACGCAGATTCCATCCGTCCAGAAAGAGCTGATGGAAATCATCCAGTTCGGCCAGAAGATGGCAGAGGATGTAACCGGCATGCCGCTGCTGTTGCAAGGCCAGCAAGGTTCTGCACCAGACACGGTTGGTGGCATGCAGATGCTGAACAAGAACGCAAACGCCACACGCCGGCAGAAGGCGCGCTCACTTGATGACGACTGTATCGAGCCACACATCCGCCGCTACTACCAGTGGATTCTGATGTACGGAGATGAGAGCGCGAAGGGTGACTACACCATCGACGCGCGCGGCTCACAAGCACTGGTTGAACGCGACATCGCCAGACAGTTCAGCATCCAGATGATAAACAACGCATTGCAGCCATCGTTCGGCATCGACCCATACAAGGCCATGGGTCAAGTATTGCGCGCCGAGATGATAGAGCCATCTACATGGCAGTACGACGAAGACACGTACAAGCAGAACATGGCCAAGCAGCAACAGGCTGGCAACCCAGTCATTCAGGCCGCGCAAATTCGCACAGCATCGGCAGAGAAGATTGCAGCAGAGCAGATTGCCGCGGACACGGCTAACGCCAAGACCACTGCAGAAGCAACGGTCAGTGCAGTTCAGGCACGCACGCAACGAGATGACGCCTTCGCACAGGCATCGCTACAGGCCAAGAGCGACTTGGGGTACAAGACGCTGGAGATTCAGAAGGAAATCGCATTGCTGCAGTATGCAACGCAGGAGAAAATCAGCCTCAACGCTGCCAAGGTGCAGATGGCCAACAAGACCATGGAGTTGCAGACCGAGAAGGAACTGGCTGGCGCCGCAAATCAGATGACTGCGGCCATCCACGTATCCGAAGGTGTGCAGGCAGACCATCAGCAAGGTCAGGACATCGCAGCGCAGGGTGGCCAGAACGCCCATGAGCAGGCAACACTGACAGCACAGCAAGAGCACGAGAAGGAACTTGAAGCGATGAAACAGCAGCACGCTGCAGAGTTGCAGAAACTGGTGCACGCGCATCAATTGAAAATGAAACCGGCGGTGCAGGTACCGGGGCGCGCAGCCAACGGACACGCACTAGACCAAACTACTGGAAAATAGTCCTACCACACTTGGATTATATTCGCAAAGTATTCGCAATCACGCATAACAACTACTACGGCAGGATTATAACATGGCAGACGCAGCAGCAACACTCACGGCATCACAGGCACCAGTAGGTTCTGGAATGGCCGCAATGGCTAAGAACACAATCATGATGAAGAAGGCATATGACCAGCACGTCATGGATGCGCAAGAGAATGGTGATACGCCGCTGCCATTTGCTCAGTGGATGGCACAGCAACAGGCGACACAGGCGGCAGCCAAGAAAGACCAGACCGCTGGTTACAACGAAGCATCAAAATAACAGGAGAGAAACATGGCAACAGTCAAGGGAACATTGGCACCATCACCAAACTCAAACGACGGCTCGCTCGTCATCGCACAATGGACAGCAGTCCTAAACGCCGGAGACGGAACACCAGCAGAGCTGGGTGACTTTGCAGACAAGTCAGTTCAGGTTACTGGCACGTTCGGCGTGGGTGGCTCCATATCGCTAGAAGGTTCTAACGATGGAACAAACTATGTGATATTGACAAAGCCGGGTGGCACCGCAGCAACTCTGACCGCTGCCGGCCTCATCGCTATTGTAGAGAGCACGCGCTTCGTCAAACCTGTCGTTACTGCCGGTGACGGCACGACCTCCCTCAACGTGACGCTACTCGCACGCCGCTCTACACCGCTTCATCAATAATATTGTCGTTGACATAGCAAATGGCATTACTTACCACTAAGGATAATGTCTGCGAGGTCTCGTCTACAAAGGGCGTGGCCTCGTTCATATTGGGCGGAGCAATCAAGGGTAGCCAGTCATTCGCTACTGCATACCCAAGCGGCGGCCCTGTATACTACTTCGCTCGCGAGTTCACGCTAACAAAAGAAGTTGGCATCATGTGGGAGATTGGTATCGGCACTCTGACCGGTGGGACGCTGAGCCGAGACACGGTAATCTCATCATCTGACGGAACATCCAAGGTGCAGTTCCCCGGCCCGGTCACGCAGATTTACAGCATTGTTCCGCTCTCCACGTTGGTAACTGACATCAACGCAATAGACACGGCTGCCTCAATTCATGCTGCACCGAACAAAGCCACCCCAGTTGGCGCAGATGAGATTGGGATATGGGATAGCGTTACACAGCTGTTGGGCAAGGTATCGTTTACCAACTTCGTACAAGCTGCATTGGCTTATTACAACACTCCCGTAACTTGGAATGGTTCAACAGACCGCGTATTAGGTGTGGGCCAGCACACCTCGGACTCATTCACCTCCGCAACCTCCATGCCTCTGCACATAGCTTGCGGCGATGGGCAGATATATGAGATTGAGATAGTTGGCATTCATACAGCAGCAGCAGCAGCATCAGATACTTTATTGCTAATGAATAATACAAGTGGGTTTGCGTCCACTATAACTTACTCACAGGTTTTAGGTTCGCCTATTGTTACATATGCTGATAATGCAGCACATACTGACTTTACTCTCGCCGCCTCCGCCGCACCAAAATCGGCTACTGTTAAGATATGCACAACAACAAGTAATAAAGTTGTCGATAGCTCTGCAACAACATTAACAACAACTAGTGTGCAAACTTTCATTGTAGGGCGTTATTGTACCGTATTAACTGACACCACAACAGTCTGGTCATCCCTCGGAACAATAACAATGCCGAATGCGTGGACGGGGACTATCGTAGTTAGGAGAGTTTCATAAAATAAAAGTGAGCACTCACTTGACATAAAACGCTTATTGTGCTATAATTCGCGCTCAGACAGGGAGAACGTACAAGTGTCCAAGGAATACGAGTTCAGACTCACACCAGCAGAGCGAGCAAGTTCCACGCACATCAAGTACCAAGCTCACTTTGAATACCTGCTCAAGCGAGAACGTGCGAAGAACGACATCCCGATTTCGGAAGACAAGACCAACTTGACTCGTGGTCGCATAAGTCTGGCAAAAGAATTGATTGGCCTCGGCACCAAACCAAAGCCAGAGGACGATGAGGAACAGGATTGATGGCATGTAGCTCAGTTGGTAGAGCAGCGCCCTGTTAAGGCGACGGTCTCTGGTTCGAGCCCAGACTAGCCAGCCAGTAACGTGTATAGAAAAGCAGGAATTCTGTGCACGATTATAGAACGTGTAAAGAGCATTATCCTGAATGATTGTTGGCCGACACCACGGCTTGGCGCGTCGCCACTAGCAGCAGTCATTGAAGATAAGCGGAAGCTCCAAGGGTTCAAATCGCAATTAGGAATACTTGAGAGCACCAGATATATCTGGTTGCATCTTGAGGGCTTAAGCAGCGCCAAAGTGCTGGATGGTGTGATGAGTTCTCCATTCCAGACGACGTTACTTTAAGTGAGGGAACTTAGAAAGCAAATGATTTCGGGATACCCAACACACTATGTGTTGGGATATACGAGCTGTACACGTTACGCGAACAAAGCTTTAAGATGAGTGTGAGTTGGTGAACCATACCCGGTCCTCAGAGTCGGTAAATATCGTACCAGTTCACACCCATGTTAAAGCGCCGGACAGAGATGCCCGGCAAGATGTAAACAACGACTAAATGCCGTTTGTCAAGGAGCAGTAAATGCCAAAAGCAAAAGATGCGCCAGTAGTGGAAGATGTAGCAGACGTAGTA